AGGTAGCGGATGTACCAGCCGCAGAATCCTAAGCAGACAATTGGAACGCCGATGCGCTCGACCAGTCCAATGATTGATTCTAACTCCATGTCAATTTTTGCAGCTTAATGCTGACAACTGCGCCAGTGTTTTGCAGGAATCCACTGTCTTTGTAATATCCCGCAGCCGTTGTTTCTCCGCAACAATTGCAGAGGTATCGGCCCCGACTTCCTGCGCCTTCATGTAGCTAATATCCTGCGCCTCCAACAGTGGGATGCGTTCAGCACGGAGCCTGTCCTTTGTGATCGTTTTAGCTTTGGCTAAATTGACTGTGACAATACTCATGCGCCTACTCCATCAAAGGTTGTAAAGTCTGCCTCCCATGCGTTTCGGAACTCCCTACTGTTTGGTAAGTCAGTATGTTCAATGATTCTGAACTTAACCCCAGTGGGTACAACCTTGAGCGCAATCTCTTCATCTGTCAAAGGACATTCCGGCGCAGGAGTTATCACTGCAACTCCAGAATCTGTTGGGTAGATTATTTTTTTCATCATCTAAATATCGCAAGACAAATTAGTGAGGTATCAACATACGATAAAGACCCCTCGTTGTACCTAGTTTTAACCGATTCTACGGCACCTACGGCAAGTACGTCAACCGTTATATTAATCGTTGTATAGCTTCCTAATGTTACCGAATAATTTGCATCTTCCATATTAGATGTAAAATTTACATCGTAGTCGCCTGGACCATAGTCTGTAATGCTTGACACATTCCCGGACCCTTGGATTGCCACAGTGCCGGTTCCATTAAAGTTAACCCACGCCCGGCAAGCATAAATTGGAGCCGATCCGGTAGCATTTATCAATGACTTAATATCTACATTTTCGAGGGTAACCGCCCCCCCGGATTCAGTCAAAATGGCAGTAGTGCCGTCTGATTCATAAATCCCCCCAGCACTCGGCAGCTTTATTTTTGCATCCGCATTGCCGGAAAAATCCACATCTCCGGCACTGGTGATATTCAGGCAATCAACTGCACTCCCTCCGTTATCTCCCTGCAACGATAAATCCGCGCTCGAGGTAATCGGCTTGATTGTATCGACTCTTACTAGACTCATAATGCCTCAATTATTTGAAATGATAAATCCCGGTGTGATCCGGTGGCCCCAACATACCCCTCCTCTGGGTTGCTTATACTCCCATAAATTGCCAGGGAATTACGCTCTGCCGGCATACTGGACAGCACCTCAATTGGCAATGGCAACCCACGCCTGGCATTTGCAATGCCGACCAGATTGTCAGCATGGGCTTGTGACCAGATTGAGCTGATCCCATAGGTCTGGGCAACATTCCGCAGTAGTGTTTGATAGCTCCCGTTCGGCCCCGTTGATTTGCTCGAAAAATCACGGACTCCCCGGCTCAATGTGGACGGGTTATTGATTTCAGTTTCAGTGCCAACCCGGAGGATACCCAAGGAAACCGGGTGCTTAATGACCGTACACGCTGCACTTGCCCGTGTTGCAGATAATGTGACCGCTGCACTGCTGGTCCCGTCTCCAACAATCTTGATGATCTGATATTCTGATCCTCCAATGGTTGCAAACCCTCCCAGCAGGACTTGCCCATGTTGTGCAAGGTTCACAATTGCATTGCTCGAGTCTTCAAACCTTCCGGTGGCCCCTGCGTCCTGTCTCCAGTTTGCAATTGAATTGGTAACAGGATTCAAGGGCAATGCTTTGTAATCTGTGGACGTGGTCAACGATAAATCCACGGTGCTGCTGCCGGAGATGGTGACAAATTGGCTCTTCTGCCATTGTGTTGATCCTCGGCCCCAGGGGTTATACCCATATTGATTTTCAAGCTGGGCCGATGTCCAGGCAACTGCTCCTCCACCGTCAACCGAATAGGTTCCAGAGCTGGCCATCCAATTTGCAATAAAAAACCCTGTGGATGCCCCCGTGAGGGTAGCGCGAACCACTACCGTGGTCGCGCCCCCTATCAATCTATTCCTGGGCTGTTCCGTTTCAACATTTGTCACCGGCCATGCGCTCAATGCAGTCCCGGTTGTCAATGAAACTGCACTAATGGTATTATTTGCAATGAACTTCATGCAGACCCCGATTGCGTGTATGGATCAATAACCGCGTCACCGCCCCAGGTCGTCTGCTCGTTTGCAAAATCCCATGATCGTTTCCGGGTAATCAGATACCCAGAAATCCCAATGGTGTCACTGAAAAAATCAATTCTCTCACCAAGTCCGATGGCAGTGTTGACCCCGGAAACCGTCAACTCAATCCTCGGACGTGTTTTGATGGTCCGGATTTTACCTAGCATTAGTGTCGCTTTGCTCATTGTCGGCGCAAAGGTCCGCACCCGCTGATCCCTGCCGGTGTCTGCAATTGCAAGTCTGACATACCGCTGGAAACGCTGGAGCTGATAAGCGTTTGTCAAGGTCCCTGCTCCAAGGGCTTGGTTATAGGACCTGGTGGACATCAATCCAGAAATCGGCCCCGGCAGCCCCAGATTGATTCCCAGAATGTCCTCCGGGTAGATTGTCAGTGACGATGCCGGAGTGTTTGCACGGTCAATCACATGGATGTTTTTGTTGGGTTCATCAATATAAAACTGGTAATTGATTCCCCGTGCAACCACATCGGCAAAATCAATGAACCGCTGTTGTTGTGTCTCAAAAATTGCAAGCTCTGCATCCGAGGTATCAGAGTTTGGTGCAAGGGTTTGTATGACATCATACCCCAGTGTTTGACCCAGCATCACAAAAAAATCGGATGCAGTTGAGTCTCCATTGGTCCGGTCCACATAGCCGGTTGTCCCCGAAACAGATGCCTCTCCATTGACTGCACCAGATTCCAGCACAAGGGTTGGAAAGGACCCTGCTTCTACCGTTGTGAAATCAGTGCTTTCTGATACATCAATTGTCTCCTGCTGCCCGTCATCCTGAACTTTTGCATCATTGCCGCCTGCCAGTTCAATCATCAGATTAGGATTGCCCACTCTTGTTTTTGCAATATTCAGAATCAATATTGGATTTTCCAACGTTATTGACCCAAATGCAAACGGCAGTTGATTATCTGATGATGATGCAGACCCTGCGTCATAAAACACTTGTCCAGATGCACTGCTGGCCCCGGACACTGCAACAGTCAGTCCCTCTTCAACGGTAAGAGTGATCCCCGCAGGAATATCAACCTCATTCGGCAACCGTCTTTCTACTGACGTTACAGTAAGTGTTCCTGTGATTGTCAGATGGACTCCAACTCCAACAGAGACAGGAGAATCATGTGAAATCGCGTTATCAATCAGAAAACTGGACCTCGCCAAAAAGTAATATCCTCCACTAATTGTTTCATTTTCTGTCAATGGATTTGCAAATGCAATATCAGAAAAATCTTTATCAATATCAATGGTTGCCGCACTGGGAACATCAACTATTGGGAAAATGGTATATGAGGTCCCATCACTGTTGAGTTCCTCTCCAACCAAATCCATCCCAACAAAAAACAGCAACTCTCCGGTTGAAAATGGATGAGTTGCACTGAATGTAATCCTGCATTTTCCTGCACCATTATCTGCAATCCCAATAATTTCGGCAGTCGTTGATGTTTCTGCCAGGTACAACCGCAGCAGACTGTAAACTTGCGCGGGTGCCTCCAACTGGAAACTCAGACTGTTCTCAGTGACATCCTTGAGGATCGCAGCGACCTGTCCAATCTTATCCCCGTCCCAATACAAGGTTGTAGGGACAACACTCATTGGATTATCAATCAACGTCCCCAGGTTTGCACCAGAGAATGGATGCTCTGGATCGGTGGGCCGATTGGAAATCACCAGTGATCCGTAACTGGGGGCCAGCCACCCATTGTCAAATCCCCCTTCGGAGAACCTGGGCAATTGCTGGATAAAAGGCTGGTAGTAAGAATCAGACGCAAACCCGCTCGGTTGTTCGGAAAGATGCCAGATGCCAGCACCGCCTCCGCCGGTTGTATTGTTGAAGGGTGCCCCAGTCAAGTCCATATCCACCTGAAATGCCATCAGACACCCGAGACGTTGAGGGCTGGAATCATCCCCAGACGGTTTGACCGTTCTTTGATCTCCACGCGGATCGCCGAGTCATAGCTGGAAAGCTGCTGTCCGGTTCCATCATAAATATTGACGACAACTCCGGCACCGTCACCTCCTTGCCCAGTTGCTTGACGCGCACCTGGGGAACTCATGCCGCGGGATGTTGCCCCTCGGCCCGTTGAGACAAAGGGAGCAAAATAGGGTGTGTTGTAATAGGTTGAGATGCCTTCATCCTGTTTTGCCGTCCGAGATAACAAGGGGTAGTCATTATCCCGTCTAACATTGCCGTCTGCACTGGTATAGTCGCGATTGTATGCAAACCCAGCAGTGCGTGACCCAACAGAATAGCCATTGATCTGATTGACCAACTGATCCAGCTTTTGCCCGGCACCTTCGACCTTCTCAAATGAAAATGCAGACGCTGGAATCAGGATAGTGGGGACCCGGACATCCAGGTTCAGAACACTCCCCTCGATGTCTTCCATGATCGCAGCAAACGAATTGCGGATGCGGTTGCCAGTGAACACTGTAACGTTATCCAGTCTCAGCATCAGCTCTTCAAACTGGTAATAAACCCGGTTCAGCCCGGATTCGCTGGTATCGGTGATGTATGAAAAATAATCTTTGAAAAGCAAATCCGCATTGATAAAAAACATGGTGATTGCTTCCAATAATCCACCAAACCCCTCTCGGCCCCGGAGTGATTTGAGGGATTTTGTTGAGCTGCCGATGACTTTGTCCAGATTTTCCAGGTTTGGAACCAGTTCTTTTTTTGTCGTCTTGGCAAATTTTTCTGCAGTCGTTTCCCTGACCTTCTCGAGTTTGGTGAGCGTCTTCATTTGCTCGGCATTGTCCTCGAGGGCGGTAGTCACCGCATCCAGCTTCTTTGGAGTCTCATCTGCAAATCCAAAAACCTCTGCGATGTCATCCTTGTAAACAACAATTGCGGCAACTCCGGTTGCTAGTAGTCCAAGAGGGTTCATCATCACCGCCCTGGTCAACAGGGTCACCGCCGCAGTGATCCCTCCAATGATGGCACCAAAGTTTGCGGCAATAAAAACTCCAGCCGCCAATCCAACGGCTTTTGCGACCGCATCAAAATTGTCAACAAGGGCCGTCAAAAATGGCAGAACTGCAACCAGTACCACCGCAAATTTTGCAGTAAATGCCCGATTCAGCAGATCAAGCTGATCATTGAATGCAGAGATGCTGTTTGCCGCATCGGTCCCAACAATGCCCCCAACCTCCCGCAGCCGATCTGCAAACATATCAATGCCAAAGGCACCTTGCTGGAGCAATGGCAACAACTCAACCCCGGATCGTCCAAACAGATCCGATGCAATTGCCGCTTGGCGGGCTGGTGATTCAATCCCCTTAATCGCCTCGGCAACCTCAACAAACAGTGTGCTGGAATCTTTTATTTTTCCATCATTTGCAGTGATTGAAATGCCCAACCGTGCAAATGCATCCGAACTCTCTTTGATCCCCTGGTCAGCATCTCCAATGGTCCGGTTGAACTTCTGCATCGACTTGTTCAATGCCTCGGTCCCAACTCCAGACTGGGATGCAGCAAATTGCAATATTTCCAGCTCTTCAACTGCAAGACCAGTTTGCAAGCTGACCTTTTGCAGACGGTCTCCGAGCTGCAAAACCTTCCTTGTCAATGCACCAATACCTGCAACGCCAACCAATCCGGCAACAGCCCCACCAAGTTTGCCCATGCCTCCGGCGAGGGCATTGGTCTTGGACGTGGTTTTCTCCAGTTTGCGGTTGTACTTATCCAGGGCATTCCCGGCAGTTCGGAATGCTTGCCGGGTTTTGTCCTCTCCCCGGATTTCTACGACTGCAACATTTCTAGCCATGCCGTGGTTTCTTCCTCATTGCCTCAGCTTTGCGCCGCTGTTCAATTTGTCCTTGTCGATGGGAAAACAAAACCGTCTCAATATGCAGTAAACGCTCCCAGAGTGCTGGAAACTTCATTCCGTACAATCCCAGCACCTCAAGCATGTCGGATGCCTGGAGCGGATCAGTCCCGCCTCTTCGGCCCGTCCAATCCAGTTGCTTCCAAACCTTGACCAGCATCCTGTTGATCCCCGTGAGTTCGAGCTGTCCTCGCGGGCATATCTGACAAGGTGGATGCTCCCACTGGCTCAACTTGGACTGACAGCACCAATTTTCTTGGAAGGGAGTACCCGCTGTGATTCCATGTTCAACTGATCCCTGGACATAGATAGCTTGTCCGGTCTCCAGATCAATCCATTGGTTTAGTTTCCCAGCTCGGATTCCACCTCTTCAAGAACCTGCCGAACGAGCTTGTCGGCAACACTGATACAAAGGGTTGCATGGATTTGCAGCAGCTTTTTTTTGTTTGCTTTGGTACATGGAAACGGCTCCCCGGACATCTCCAACCCGTCCCAGCTTGTCACGCATCCTTCAAAAATCCGTTTGTTCTGCTCTGCTCCGGATTGCCCCTGTTGTGAAAGCTCATCAATCTGGGGCCGCTTGCACCAGAACGTGACCTCCTGATGCTTCTGCAAATTGATTGGAATCTCTTCTGAAAATTCTTTCAGGTCCATCTGTTCAATATATTAAACACCGCCAAACCCCTCCAGTGCTGCCGCACCAGAGGGTTTCGGCTTACGCATTGTCGTAGTTAAGCTGGAACCGAGTCTGATCCGTGGTCGCTGTTCCCTTGACAACCTGAAACGTGCAGGTTGATGTTGCCACCAGGTCCCCGCCAATCACCGCGCTGATCCGCACTTGTGGCAAATAGAACCTGACAAAGTTGCTGCCATCATCAACCTGGATGCCAACTGAAATCAAATCGTCATCCACAAACCTGCTGGATGCTGCCAGTTCATTGGGCTGGGCATTCAGAGTGAAACTGCCATTGATCGAAAAATCATTGCCGATCAAATAGGTTGCAGCAGGGTAAACGCTTCCAGTCAAATCCGCTGCGCCCGGGGTTTGGATGTCCCTGGACAGGGTCATGTCCACACTCTGGACTGTCACCTTGTTGCCAGCAGCAAACAGCGATGCTTGTGCAGTTGCATTATCGGCAACATAGACCGCCGAGTTTTTCATGCTGACCGGACTCAATGCTGATACTGCACCAGCCGAAAGGGTCGCCCGCATGACATCATCCGCATCTGTTGACCCAGGCGCAGCGGCAACACTGACAACATTCCCGGACACACTGGACACTGTGGTTGTCCCCCTCGATGCACCCCCTGAATTGTTGAACACTTCAACAGGTTGGTTTGCAAAGAATATGTTTGACGCGTCTGCTCCCGGTGCAAGATTGATGTCGGGGGCATTGATCGTGATGTCGTTTGTGCTGACCGATGCAACAGTCGCTTGGCCGCCATAGTACAGCCGGGTACCCAGCACGGAGAACGTATAGATCAGGTTCCCAGATTTTGAGACATTGACAGACATCTCATTGAGTATCCCGCCCGCAGCGGCCACCAAGAACTCCTCATCAATCAAATGCCATGCCGAGAAGCTGTTCACCTGATTGCTGAAGTAATACCCGTAGAACGAAGGGTCAATGTTTGTTGATCCAAAGAACTTTTTAAGCAGATAACCCTCCGCCGGTTCTGACACTCCATTCGGTTTTGACATCACCGAGAACTCGGTGGCAGCATAGTCCAGCCGGTTGGTCGCCTGGTCCTGGGTTATGATCTGTGACCCCGTTTCGGAAAACGTGGTTGTGTCCACCTCCTGCGACCAGGCTGGTGCTTCGGTAAATGCAAAGCTCTGCTCGGTTGCTCCATTTGATCCGGAAGGTGCAGCACTCAAGGTGCCGGTTGTGGACTCATCAACAAGGACCGAGGTCACGGCCCTCTGCCGTAGCACATTTGTGCTTATCGCCGTTGGCATAATATACTCCTATTTAGAGGTTTGAGGATCGTTCGCCTCGGTATAATAAACGCAATTCCAAGTCATGGACGCACAACCAATCGGCCGGTCTCCTTCATTGGAAAAGCTGATACTGGTCTCAGAGATAAAAATCTCTGTGACCAGTGCCTGGACAGTCGCGTTGTCCATGATCGCAACTTCGACCTCCGTAGTGATGTCATCCAGCTCATCATCCAGTCCGGATGTCTTTTTGCTGTATCCATCAATTTTGACCTCCAGCATCCGCATCAGCAAACGAGATGCCCCGCCTACTTCTGCTTCCTCAGAGGTTTCCGCATTAGTATAAATCGCCAACCCCGGAAGGTTGGCCGTTGCAAGAGGATAAACCCGCGCCTGATAGACCCGCGCCCCCGTTGTCGTCAATCCAGTACAAGCTGTTCCGATTGCTTCCCTGATCTGTTGGCGAACGTGGCTCATGTCAATTCAAGTACCAGATTTGTCATTCCTTGGCCGTCCTCCTGAACTCCGACAACCGTGTAGCCGACAGAATTAATTGTCAATGTGTCCCCGGATGCAGCAGACGCAACATCCGAGGTTTGACACAAAAAGGTTGGGGTGTTGGAGTCAACATCCACCTCCCCGGAATCCAAAGGAATTGACGATGCAGGTTTGTCAAAAATACCATTGACCACGGCAGCACTCCCGCCATCTGGAGTATAGGTTCCAGCACTCCCAAAATCGGAAGTGTTGACGAAATCGGCCCGGTCATCGGTGCTTTCAACGGCCATACGTCACCTTCTTCTTCTGCTTTGTTTTTGGAGCTGCTGCGGGTGCATCCCCGGCAAGCGCGGCACGTCCGAGCTGGATCATCTGCCGGCCAAACTTCTCCGGCACCTCGAGCTGTTCGCCAATTTTGACATCTCGACCATCAAAGACAAAACCCCGGATAACATCAATCAACATTTGCGTCTCCTCTGTTGGTTGAGGTGCTGCCCCGGAAACCAGACCAGCACCGCTTTTAGTGGTCAACATTAAGGATTGGAAGTTCGACTGAAAGAACCCGGATGCCTCACGTTGCAATCTGCATCAACGAACACCAGCAAACGAATCCTCCCATCATCAAACTCACGATGGATTTGCACGTCTATACCGTTCGACCAATAGCCAATGAGGCAATCTCTCCAGTTCCCAAAGATTGCGTTGTTGGCACCAGATGCTCCCAGGTCTGCAACTTGTGCAGAAATGAAAGCAGGGTATCCATCAATTTCGCCGTTCTCCATGACATAACGTCCAGAGCCAGAATCCCGGCTTCGGCTTTTCGCATCTCCGGCAAGCACCGGGTGGATTGCATAGGCAAGATCACCAAAGAACGCGTTTGCAGTCATCACATCAGATTGCAAGCCAATTGCTTCGGCCCAGGTGATCTGATTGATGGTTGTCAGGGCTTGAATCCCAACTCCAGACTGTACTCCAACACCGGTTGGGGCATTGCCCGTTCCCGGACCAGTCATCGCCGCTTTGTCCAGTGCCAGAGCGCAGCTCAACGCGATCTCCGAGGCAATTAAGGATTCTACATCCATACTGGATTGCAATCTCAATTGCCGTGACAAATCAACCCTAAGACCATAAGTTTTTAGGGAAAGTGAGACCTGGTCATACGAGGGAGTCGTATCAGCAGCATCAGCAGATTCTGCAAGCCAGCCGCCAGTGATTGCTGCATCTCTGCGCGGAATTTTTATAATCCCGTCCAGTCCCCGCAGCACTGTTGCTCCAGCTCTGACCGTGACCATCGAGTTATCAAGAAACTCAATGAAGGAACTTGCATCCAGGATAGTAGGCACCAGATTGGCACCATCTCCGGAACCAGCCAGCAGCTCCCGCTTCGCATAACCCTTGTTCCGAGTCTTGATCCTGGGATCATTAAGCACTTCCATCGGAATGATATATCCGCGGGCAACTCTGTTCTGCTGCTTCTCTGCTGCAATACAGGCATCAATCTCAAACTCTGCTTCGCGTCGGGCCTTCTCATCTCCGGGCTTCGCCATGTGATTGATCAACCGCATCCAAGAGAATTTGCGAGTCTCTTTTTGCGTCAACCCAATGTTTGCATGATCTGTGGGCTTCTGCTGGTAACGCTGAAGAACTGCACAAGCAAACTCTCCAGCAGATTTTCCGGACTTGATATACTCCTCGGCAAGTTCGGTTTGTTTGTGTTCACGTCCGTATGATTCGATTTCCCGAACCCTTGTGATTTCCTCGGCCCGCGCTTTCGCCACCACTTGCGTGGTGTCAACACGTTCCTCGGTCACTTCTATTTTCTCTTCCATTTCAATTGCTCTCAATTTAGTAATTTCAGTTTGGAACGTCTGCTCGGCATCCCTGCCCACACCAACAGCCTGATCTGCCCCGCTTGAAACAATGCTCAATTCATATGGTTCAAAATCAGTCACTCGGTATACAGGAGGGTTGTCCTGCGTCTGTTCCATTTTGTGGATTGCGTAACCCACACTTATTTGTGTGCGGATACCGTCTTGAACATCCCTGAAAATCTCTTCGGCCCGCTCCGATTTGCCAAACCGGATTGAAGCACGTCCAAATTTATCAGGATCAATCCTTGCGGATTCCACGACTCCCACCTGATCATCAAGATGGTGATTGACCAAAACAGGCCCGGAATTATTGAGACGGCCAAGTCTCACAGATTCCGGTCTGTGGTCAAGAATCTCTGTTCCAAAATTCCTTTCTACTGGAGTCTCAGAACTAAATGCAATAGGCAGGGTCCGGTCCTCCGACTGGAGGGCACCTCGCTCCACCTTGAAAGTCCTGCAAAATAAACCTGTTGTTTTTATCTCAGTTTGCTTCGTCATTTGTCTCTTCTGGTGTAAATTCATCTGTTAATGGTGGCCCTAGTTTCAGTCCCATCTCTTCGATCAGTGACTTCTCTGCAGCGAGCTGTGCAAGAGTATCGGTGTATTCCTTGCCCTGTTCGCCAGCGATTTCTGCCAATGATGTTGCTCCCATCTCTAACGCCAATTTTTTTGATTGCAGCTCTTTCAAAGGGTCAACGTAACCCCAGCCTCGCGGGTGCCAGGTCACGGCCTTGAACTTGTTGAGCTTGGAAATCGGCAATGGCAATGCCCCGGTTGTCATCGACATCACAAGCCAGCTTTGATAAACGCGATTGCAGAATGTACTTGTTATCATCTGCTGGAGGGTTTGCCATTGTGCTTGCTCATCTTTTGCTCCGGCCCGGATGCTGGAATAGTTGACACTTTCCAGGTCTCCAGAGAGTGAATTGTAGCTCACCAATGCCCCGCTTGAAACAGACCGCAGGATCGATTTGACAAAATCAGGATAGGCGGTTGTGGGATGATTTGGATCAAACGATTGAAACTCCATTCCGGTCGGCAACTGTTGGAATTGACCAGGGGCAAACTCTGTGATTAGGTTGCCCTCTGCATCTTCATCGGTGCCGGAATAGCCAGCAGAATCTGGACTGGTGAAAAATCCCATCGCACTGCTGCCAATTCTGGACGCAACCAACTCAGATTCCTGATATTGGTTTAACATCTGGAGAGGTCTTAATGCAGTGTTAAGCCAGGGAATCCCGCGGGATTGGCCAGGACGTTCTTGAATATATATGTGAATCATCTCATCCGCCGGCACCCGTTCCGCTGCCGCACTGTTTGCAGTTCCCCAGAGTT